GACAAGGATGAGAGTTGTACTGTATCTGGACAATAGATATTTGAATTATCCGTAAGTTTCATAATACGGACCCCATACTTTTGCGCGGCCTTGTATGCCGCACGAACAATATCACGCGATTCTGGATTATCGTCTAAGAAACAGCCCTTTTTCCGCTTCACACTGATTAGGGTGGCTTCATTATTCGGCTCCAATTGTAATTGAAAACATGGATATGCTTCTCCGCCATGAATAAACATCGTATTACCATCTTTCACGTGTCTGATCGTGATCGGATGGGTTCCCACATACATCACAGATCCGCCTCGTTGAACCCATTCTAATTTAGGAAAGAGACCGTGCTGAGAATGTGTCAGAAACCAATGTCGCCGAATATCTTCTAGCACGGTCATCTACTGGTGAACGGTATAATCGATGAGGCCTTTTAGCGCACCGCCGGCGATAAGGGCGGCCACCGTGGCTCCCATGACCATCGATTCCGTTCCGAGACCACCGCCCCTCTGTACAAAGGTCTGCCTTTGAGGCCCAATAGCCTGATTCAGGAGTGTCGCAGGTGTTTCACGTGCTTCTAAAACGGCTTTATTTAGCGCATATCCTGGAACAAATACTGACGCAATCGCGCTAAACGCGAGCCTGAAGGGCATGATAAAAATCGTGTCCAGTGTGCCCTTATAATGTTCGATCGCCGGCTGGGGATCCATCGCAGACGTCGTAGCGGTCACGGCCTCATTTGGATGTGCCTTATGGAACAGAGCACCCATGTCAGGCGCCGAAAAGTTCTTGAACTTCATTTCAGGCGTGTTGGTATAGGGATAATCGAACCAGATCGGCTCTCCCTCTTTCGAATACTGGATCCCATCCGTGAATCCCTTGGCTACCGCGTAGAGATCGGATCCCCATGGCGGCACCACGAGCAGCAGAATCAAAAAGAAGAATAACGCAGGAATAAAGACAAAAAAGGACGATGACCAAGAGATCAGCCAGTTCAAGAGAATAAAGAACATGACAAACTCAACGATGCGACGGATAAATAAATTAATGTCGCGGCGATAATAGGCATCGAAGCCCAGGGGTAGCATCATCAGAATGCCCAGATAGAAGGGTGACACGGTAGAGACCCAGGGCGTCTTGGATACAAACCTGCCGGTACCGAGACCGCTTTCCGTAACACCGAAGGATTTGAAGTCAAAGGGCAGTTTGAGTCCAGATCGTACTGTCTCATCGTGCTCAAAGACAATCTGAACGGCGTCCCAGATCCACCAGAATCCAGGGAGAACGCCCAAACTTAGCAGTTTGAGGAGTGCTCCATAGGTGTCACCATAATACAGTCGATCGAGTCCGAATACGCCACCAAAGACGAGATACGCAAGCAGGGCGGGATTACAGTTCAGTGATGGTAACAGAAGATCCGGTTGAGCATCGATGACGCCATGGGGTCGAGGCCACGCGCCTGCTTCTGACATCCCTCTGAACCGTACTGTCATTTACTTTTTGTGCGGTCGTCCGCTCGTCTGCTCTTCACTCGTCCGCTCAACTTGACTGTGTCGCTTATCGCTCCACATGTCAGTTGAGCTTACGATATAAACACCAGACCGCCCATGCCGCCCACGATGCGCAGCACATTGTAATTCGTCGCGTAGAACTGAACTGTGCGCTCATATCCCAGGTTCGCCGGATTAAAGTTCAGATGGAAGATAATGTCCTCAAACTTGCTACAATTCAGAGAACCCGATGGCTGCTGATCTTCGGGATCAAGGCTGAAAGAATAGATGTAGATGTAATTCGGCTGTATGGGTACTTCGGAATGATACATATATGGTTGGGTGAGCCGAAAATAGGGCGCATTGCGCACGTAAAAGCGATCGTTTCCATCGAGGCGGAGGAGCGCGGTCGCCAACTGATCCTGGGTGGGCTGGGGACCCGCGCTCTGTGGCGCATCCGAATAATTGAACCACTCATGGAGCCCCTTCATGCGGTTCTGCTGGACCACCCAGAAAAACTCCTTACAACAGTGATTAAAGTAGAGGGGGACAGATGCCTTGTTCACGCCGATCGTAACAGACTGGGGTGTGGCGATCTGGACCTGCTCAATAAGATATTCGTGATCGCCTGCCGCCACGCGGCGACGCTCATCTGTATCCAGATAGATATAGTCGCCGAACATCTGGAACCGGGATATTTCCACGGGAGGTATGTCTAAACAGATGTTCGCCGATATATCGGCGCCCCACCAGAGCTCCTTGAAGGGGCGGATATTCACGATAATGCGCACGGGGTGCGACTGGAGCGCAATAAGGGGCAGGGCCGCGCCGATATGCTTACAAAACCAGAACTGGAGGGGGATGGTAACTGTTATAGGTTGCCCAGCAAGACTAGCAGGCGGTGGCTCAGAAGGCCATTGCCCGACCATTTCATCATAGCCCTTGTCTATACTACCGTCGAGCGAGAGCTTGTTCCAGATGAACATCCACTCTCCGGTCTGCTTGTCAAATTCGCGCTCGCCGATCTCCACGCTGATGTCGCGAATGAGCGCATTACCGATAGAGTTGACCCAGAAACGCGGATTGCCGTCATAAGGGGGAATACCAGGAAGGTCGACCTCGATGAACAGCGTGGAGAGGAGATCGGCATAACGGGGGATGATCGCACGAATCTGGTTACCGAAGTTGATGTTGCCTTCAAAATCGATGGGAATGGATTCCATGGCGAACGGCGTGTAGCGCTGATGAACGTAGTGAAAAAAAGAGGTCTGGGGCTGACCGGTGAGATAGGCGTCCTGTCGCCCGCGGGCGACGAGTTGGAGCAGCGCCGACGTTGGCATTCCCTTACTTTGACGGGGTTGTTTTTAGACGGTTACGGCTGGTTTTAAAAAAGGGATCCCGAATAAAGATGTCTTCGTACATGAAACGAACAGATGTGCTCCAACGTCTCAAGACACGCGAGCTTATCTATCAGGATATCAGTGGCAACTATCCTGTCCAGGGTGCGGTAGGCTATTTTGTGGATGCGAGTGGCACCTTCGGCACCTCCACGGTGTCGATTGATGGATCAGGTAACATGATCGTGCCAGGGGATCTGGATGTTAGTGGCACGGCTACTCTAGGTGATCTGCGCACTCGCGCAACGAAAGTCCATATCGGATTGGGCGCGGGGGCTACAGGTCAATCAGATAAAACAGTAGCCATTGGCAGGTTTGCTGGAAATACCGGTCAGGGGTCTTCCTCAGTCGCCATTGGGGATTTTGCAGGTAGTACTAATCAAGCCATTTCTGCAATAGCCATTGGAACATCTGCTGGAATCACTAACCAGGGATCGTATTCAGTAGCTATTGGTTATGGAGCAGGTAATCAAAATCAAGGCACAAATTCAATCGCAATAGGTTTTCAAGCTGCTACAGCAAATCAAGGTGATTCATCTATTGTCCTGAATGCTTCTGGCGCCCCCCTTGCGGGCGCCACAGGAGGCTTTTTCGTAAAACCCGTTGCTACACGAGCATCCACTACGGGAGCATCGGCTCTGTATATCGACAATGTGACGGGAGAGATTTTCAGATCTCCTTAAGTCGCTGCTAAGTCGCAAACCGCTGGGTCCACTCGCGCGCGGTCGCATTGTAGGCCTCGCGATTGTTGCGATAGATGGTGGCAATCTCGGGCACCAGAGGATCGTCTGGATTGGCGTCCGTGAGCAGACTCAGAATGCTGAGGAGCACCTTGCTGATCGTGAGGGCGGGGCTCCACTGACTCTTCAGAATATCAAGGCAGATCCCACCGGATGCGTTGATATTCGGATGATAGATCCTCGTCTTGAAGGTGACGATGGGTGGCTTGAACGGATAGTCTGAGGGAAAGCGGATCGTGAGGCTGAACATGCCGCCCTGGAAGGGCGAGTCGGAGGGGCCGAAGATCATGGCCTCCCAGGTGGACATATCTGACTCGGATATGGGACCGGCGGTACAGTTAGCGGGAGGATCTCTCTGAAGCTCTGCGAGCTCGGTCTTTAGTCTGCGGAGGGACATCGTACCTATTGTGATAGGGAATACAGTGAGTCAACTTTTTTGGCTGGCCATTTTGGACAATACGAAATGAACGGAGTGAATGAAGTATGTCACAAATAGCCTACACCGCACCTAGAAGAAGCGTAGGCCGGCTCCACTCGATCGCGTCGGCGATCCGTGGTCCAAAGGGTGTGCTATACATGCGGAAATCGCGAATACAGCCGCGCATCTTCCGCCCAATGTAGTTCTCCGTCAGGTCCATGGCCGAACTCATACGCCCCGCACGTTCGACCACCATGACACCGTCGATCCAGAACTGCCACGTCGTCTGCCAGTCCTCCGTGCCGACCGTGGTGACCGCCACGTGCTGCCACTCACCGATGCGCGCTGCCGACATGGGCGCGTTTAGGCGGAAGATGCGCTGCTCACCTTCCCAGAGCTCAAAGTAATACGTCGCTGTCTCGACTATATTGAGCGCCGAGTCCATGCTCACGAGAGTCCGGCCGCCGCCGTAGAGTCCTAGCACGATGCGATCGCTACCACCAAGCTCCAGGATCGTGGCATCCTCGTGATTGTCCCACCAGATCCAGGCGGCAATGGCCCGCAGAGAGCGCGCGTCACCGAAATTGCTGAGACGCAAATAATCCAGAGCCGGCGGTGCCGGCAGACCGGCCTGCTGGGCCGCAATCGGCCAGCGATTGAGCTCCAGTCCCCGCGACACGGTCGCATTCAGAATCGTGGGAAACTCTGGACGGCCCACGGGACTGTAGGTCATACCTGATGCGGCATAGTCCGTCTGGTCATCCAGCCACCGCCACCAGACCAGGATACCCTCATAGGCTTCTAGCAGATCGGCGATGTTGGGTCCAGGATCCGTATCGCGCTCTTCACCGGCGAAGCCTGGGACGACGCAGCTCGAGAACCACTCGCCAGTGATGTCCTTGACGATGCGACAGTAGTTGGCACGCCGCTTTCCGAATCTGGGCATCATCTTCCAGTAGTCGTCGCGACTCATGAGAAAGCCCTCGCCCACCGTCGGTGTGTTGTATTCCATCGTATTCATGCCGTCGCGACCGCCGAGGGCACACGAGATGCGTAGGGAGTCCTCGTCGCCCCGTGACACGGCACGACAGAAATCGGTCCCGACACCCAGACCCTGTATGTCCACGTTGGCCGACTTGTAGCGCAGATCGCGGCTCCAGCCGTATTCCTCGGTATCCACATCCGATCGCAGATTTACGAAGCCCTCCACCTTGACGGTCTCGCTAATCACATAGACCGCTAATAGAACTAGCACTGTGATCGTGGCCCAGTTCATTCCCCTACTGACGTCGGCTGTTTTAGGGAGTCAAAATAGCCGACCTCTCTAGGGAATGGAACCAGTAATGGCCGGACATGGAGTATATGGGTGTACGTTTATTCCCGCGCCGCGCTGTGCGAACGGGTCGGTCTTCAAGGAGGTCCATGGGCTCCCCGCCGTCGGCAAGATCACGATCGAGAATACCGACGACGAGCTCCGCATCGGCCAGGCTCTCATGGGTCTGCCGCTCGCCGATCTCTATTTTGCGCTGCCCACGGACGAGTGCGAGCCGGCACCGTTACCGCGTGCCGTCACGAAGGACTGTCCCGTAATCAACGACAATCCATCGGCGAAGCTCAACATGCTGATCATGCCTGACGGCGGCAAGACGATGGACGATTACATGACTGACCCGGAACGGTGTACGACCCATATGAAGAAGATCCTCATTCATCTGCTCGAGGGTGGCATCATCTATCAGGATGCCGGGTATGTCCACAATGACATTCATCCAGGTAACATCCTGGTCGACAAGTTCAATATTGCCCGCTACATTGATTTCGGGCTCGGATTCAAGATCGCCGAGGTCAAGCGTTGGAGCGACGCGAATCTGGGACGGACCTTCAAGGCCAAGTATCTGTGGACGGCGCCCGAAATTCACGCTCTGCGCATGATTCCATCGGGCTACGATCTCCGAAAGGGTGTCGCCGAACTCAGGGAGCATGACGAGTATCGTGCGATCGAGCGCTGGTTTGTGACTGATGCGGAGGCCGATCTCCAGCGGGTTGTGGAGCGCACGGGTCAGTCGGACGAGGCACTCGGCGACTTCTTAAGGGAACATGGTAAGAAGATCGATTGCTGGCGCATCGGCCTGCTGATGCTCTCTCTATGGCGCGAAATGCTCCATGTGGTGCCGATCCAGTTCAAGCGGTCCGAGGTGTACAAGGATAAGGCCGTCCGCGACGTCATCCGTGGTCTTACTCGGTTCGATCCGGTGGATCGGTGGTCGTTTAGCCATGCGTTACGCCATCTGTCGCCTGCTAGTCCTATTTTGCCTCTGGTGGCGCCTGTGGTACCTGTGGTACCTTTGGCTCCATCTTTGGCTCAGCCTATCGTCCCAGCTTAATCGTCCTGCGCGGCGCACAGTAGAATCCACAGAACTTAGTATAATTCAGCCGAAGGCCATTGGGACGATAATCCCTTTGCGGATTCCAAATCGGCGCCCCGTTCGCGTCATAGCGTTTCACTGGATTCTCGCCGTCCTTGTGACTCCAGTAGCCGTCGCGATCCTGGCGATAAAAATGATAATCCGTGTTCGGATCAACAACGAGAGCGATCTTACTAAAGCCACGTCCACATCGCCGCCGAAACGTCGACCGCCGAAGATCCGGCACATCACGCCGAATAAGAGCCGCCACGTTCTTACAGGTGCGTCCGTCACGACGATACAGGCGGCGCGACAGATTCTGGGTGCCCCCTGGCTGATGGAACCGAGCTTCAGGCTTCGCCTGACTAGGGTCGACGACGTCAAACGAATAGTCGTAGCAGTTGTGCCGATGCTGGATCATGGGGTCACGATTATAGCGATCCGGATTATAGGACGGCTCCGAGCCCGACAGCGGACTGCCTTTACAGTTTCTGTGTCGCGAGCAAAACTGATGGCCTCGGCGGCGGCACTTCGGACACTGACAACGAGATGGCGTCCTGCTCATCTACATCTATTGTTGACACAGATTCTTTGCTAGGAGATTCAGGGGATCCGAACTTGTCCGAGGGAGTGGGGACAGCAGAGGCCTTGGCTTCCGCTGGAGTGTGCTGCTTGGTATCCTCGGTGTTCTTGATATACTCGTCATTGATACGGGCCATGTTGATCTTCTCAAGCTGCGAGCAATAGTAGACAAACTGATTATTATGTGTAGGCTTGTGATGGCCGTGGTGACCCGAATAACGGCCGGAAAGTGCGACGTATTGCCAGGTCTCGGACCGCAGCTGTTCCGCGGTGGCGTGGAGCATGAAGAAGCGCTTGTCGAGCTTGAAGAGAGTCATGATACCGTTGGCCGTCGTCACGGCGAGCGAGACACCCCAGGTCATCCAGTAGAGATAGTTGGCGGCGCCCGGCGAGTTCTGTATACTCAGGAGGGCGGGAACGGCAAGGGAACCCACCGTCATGGTCAGACGGAACGAGTAGAAGAGAGTAGCATAGATGCGGCAGCGGCGGCGATATTCGGCCATGAGGAATCGAAATCTTTCCTTGATCGTGTGGCGCTGGAGGAGGGTGAGATCATCGAGACGATCAAAGATATCATCCATGTGGTCAGGATATTTCATCGGAGTTAGTGACATCTCTTATTGGTGCGTAAAAAAGTTGATACTGTGGGGGCGCGTCCGGTTATGTACGATGTACTTAGACGTGCTAGTTTACGAAGGGACGTCAGAGCTGAATCTGACAGATCAGATCCAGGTTCCGGTGACGCTGTGGGAGCAGTTAGCGGGCCCAGATGATATGCCGACCTTTATGCGAGTGGGTGGAAATCCGGTGGGACGCATTGTGCCGGCGGAGATCCAGGGGTGCCGCATTCCGACCTGGATGTGGGAACTAGCAGGGTGTCCGGTGGAGTTTGTGGAATTGGAGCGGGTGGCGTTGCCGATCGCGGGAACCATCTCGCTGAAGCCGCGGGGGGAGGGCGCGAGCCTGGAAGAGATGACGGCGGCGCTGTCGGGGTCGTGGTCGTGCTTATCTGTGGGTGCCGAGCTGCCGCTGGCGTGTGGTGTCTATGATGTGATCGCCATACAGGCGGCAGATGGTACAGATGTGCCTGCCGCATGTATCTTGGATTGCGATGTGAATTTGGATCTGGTTGCTTCTTGCTCTGGCTCTGCAGAGCAGCAAGAGCCAGTTCCAGAACCTGAAGAGGAAATCGACTTTAGCCAGATGTTTTCCCTGCCGAAGACAGGCGCATTTATGGGAAAGGGTCATCGACTCGGTTAGCGCATGAAGCCATACACCTTGCGAAACATGACTGTCGCTAAGGGGATCCTACGTTTTGGCGTAGGCTCTGTAGACGTAGGGACAGGCGTAGGAATAGTCGTAGGAACAGTCACAGATCTAGGTGTAGGCCTAGGTGCAGATCTAGGTGTAGGCCTAGGTGTAGGTGTAGGTGTAGGTGTAGGTACAGATGTAGGAACAGTCACAGGTCTAGGAGCAGTCACAGGCCTACGTGTAGGTGCAGTCACAGTAAATGGCTTAGGAACAGTCGCAGGTTCAGTAGGCGTTGATCCAGCTTTCTCATCAATAATAAGCTTAATAGGTTCTGGGGCAACAACCTTAACCTCTACGACTGGCTTTACGACTGGCTGAACGACTGGCTTTACGACTAATTTAACCGTAACAGACGCTGCTGCTGCTGCTGCTGCTGCTGCTGCTGCTGCTGCTGCCTCTGCTGCTGCTTCTGCCTCTGCTTCTGCCTCTGCTGCTGCTTCTTCTGCTGCTTCTGCCTCTGCCTCTGCTGCTGCTGCTGCTGCTTCTGCCTCTGCTTCTGTCTCTGGAACAGGGGCTAGAGTAAGCTTTGGATCAACAATCTCATCAATACCCTCAATAAGCCCAGGGACAGAATCAATACGCTCAGGAAACACAAACCCAGGGTCAACAATATCAACGATACCCTCCATAAGCCCAGGAACAGAATCAAAATGCTCCGTTACCTCAATACGCTCAGAGACAACTGGCTCCATTATAAACAGGATGTATACTTTATCGTGATCGTTTCACCTTGTTCAGCTCTGTTTCAAAAGTAACCATGGCCTGCGCAAAATTAGCATGTGGATGAAAAGCGATCGGGCGCTTACTCTTGATCATCGCTGCGACTTCGCGCAATGGTTTACCCGTGAGAGCCATGAGAAAGAAGGAACACGCCGCCGTCGAGCGCTGCATGCCCGCGTGACAGTGGATCAGCACCGGCCCCTGCTTATATTCCCGCAGGATCTTCACCGCTATCTCAGGGGCCCAGAGTTCCATATTCTTAATTTCCACCGGTTCCAGATTATCATCGACGGGGACCCTATACTGGTGCCGCACGGACGGATGGAACGGCAGATCCTTGGTACAATTAAAGACAGACAGAATCTTATTCGCGTTTAACCATTCC